AATATTAAAATTTCAGTATATCAAAAACATTTGGAGGAACTTGGGATTGATATAAACTTTGGTGATTACATTGGATATTATGAAACTGAATCACGAGTTAGATACTATACGGTTAATAATGATGGTCGTGTTGTTTCAGATAACAAACACACATACGCTGGATATTTACCTTTTTATAGAACAATAACCGCATCACCTGTGACGGATAACGAATTTAGAGGATTATGAAAATTAAAATAACAGAAGAACAATTAATTAAGTTAACCGAAATGGTTGATTTAGAAAAAGTAGTTTGTGATGTGTGTGGGTGGTCGTGGAAATTATCAGAAGGAGGAAACGACCCTTATATCTGTCATACATGTGGACATAATAATGAAGAATAATGCCATTACCTAAAAAAATTAAAAAACATATTCCTTTAACTCAACCTAAGACTTTATTAAGTAGGAGATATGAACTTGCTGAAAAAATTCAACAAGACGGGACATTTTTACCGAAGTCATTATTACATGCGGATTTGGATAAAGGATTTTTAGATTTTGTTAAAGATGAGTTAAAAACAATTGTTGATGGTAAAGTGGTCCCAATGGTTGACATTCTTATAACCACTCAAAATTGGGCTCAATTTACAGAAACTTGGAATTTCCAAAATTTAGATAAAAACGCGGAGCCTCCATTCATTACAGTAGTCAGGGTACCTGAAGTTAAATTTGGAACGAATCCTGCGGTAATGTACAATATACCAAATAGAAAACAATATTTTTATGCTCAAGTCCCTACATGGGATGGAAATAGACAAGGTTTTGATGTGTATAAAATACCTCAACCTGTTCCTGTAGATATAACTTATTCTGTAAAAATTATTTGTAATAGAATGAGAGAACTCAATACGTTTAACAAAAACGTAATTGAGAAATTTGCATCAAGACAGGCTTATCAGGTTATTAAAGGTCATTACATACCGATTGTTATGGGTGAAATTTCTGATGAATCAGTTATGGAACTCGAGAAAAGAAAGTTTTATATACAAAGTTACTCATTTACAATGTTAGGTTTTTTAATTGATGAGAATGAATTTGAGGTGTCACCCGCAATTTCAAGAGTTTTACAATTAACTGAAACTGAAAGAAAAGATGTTAGAAGGCAAAAGAAAAGAAATTCAAATCCATCAAGTACAACTATGAATATTGATTTTCCTGTGGATGTTGACAGTTATACCAAAAAATTTGATTACTCGGTTAACGTTAATATTAGTAATCCCGTTAATATATCATCATATTCTGTATACATTAATGATAACTATTTTGGAGATGACATTCTACAGATTCAAATTAATAGTGGGGATACTTTAAAAGTTACGGTTGTTAAACCTGATTACTATGGTCAAACATCTATGGTGTTTAACAATCTTTTAGTTTAGTCTTCACCGTAAATATCCTTTTTTTCTTTACAGGTTTCAATTATAAGTTTTTCTAAAAACCTATAAATTTTAACTCCTTTCTTGTCACAATAATCTTTTAATAGTTTGTGAGCATCTTTTGAAATCTTTAAATTCTTTATTTCTCGACCGTTCTGCAACATAAGATAAAAAAGGCAGAAAATAGTCTGCCCAATTTATAAATACTTGATACAAAGTCAAGAATTTTGGTTTTTTCTCAAATATTTATCTATAAAAATAAATTAACTAACAAAAAAATTAATAATGGCTTCTAACAGTAAAGTATTCGTATCTCCCGGGGTTTATACCTCTGAGGTCGATTTGAGTTTTGTATCACAAAGTGTTGGTGTTACAACTCTAGGTATTGTTGGTGAAACTTTAAAGGGTCCGGCTTTTGAGCCAATCTTTATTACCAACTTTGATGAATTCACCACCTATTTTGGTGGAACTTCACCTGAAAAATTTATAAACACACAAATCCCAAAATATGAGGCCGCGTATATTGCTAAGGCTTATTTACAACAATCTAATCAATTGTTTGTAACTAGAATTTTAGGTCTATCAGGTTATGATGCTGGTCCATCATGGTCTATAAGAGTTAAGGCAAACGTTGACCCTTCAACTGTTGGTTTTAATTGTATAGCATTCGATGGCCCTGATTTATCAACGGGTTGTGCGATTGAATGTATTCAGTATGAACAATATGATTATAATATTATTTTTACAGGATGTAACAATGGTATTTCATCTATATCATTTACAGATACTACAGGGTCACCTGATATTCTTTTAGAAAGATTAGACTTACCTTACGAACAATTTGATGGTGGTGTTTCATCACTCAGAACTGATTTATTGAATCAAATTAATAATGTTATAGATGATAATGATTTACAATATTATCAAATGAATGTTTATGGTGCCGTTCCACAATCTATAATAACAGATTTTGAAAGTTACGGTTACACGTCATTTACAAATGTTTTTGAAGTTGACGATTATATTTACGAAACCGCCAACTTTACAGATGCTAATAATGACCCTTGGTATTATGCTATGTTTGATAATAATGGAAACTCGGTATATACCGGTTCTTCATTTTATTCTTATTTATCAATTACAAATTCTACATCTTCTTCTAATTGTGCAACTTTTTACAATTATAGTGTTTATGGAGTTAATGGTGTTATAAATTATAATACAAATACTATTAATGTGGTATTACCATATTCCGCGTTTTCAGGAGTTAATCTTTCGACAATTATAAGTGATTTCAGCGCTTGTACCGCAAATGTAACGGTTAATGGTTTACCTCAAGAAACTGCAAATACTGAAAATGATTTTTCATTTGGTCCTATAACTTATGTTTTAGTATCTGAAGATACAGGAACTACAACAAACTGGACAGTTTCAGTAACTGTTCAAAATCCTTGTGACCCATTGACTTCAGGTAATACTGGTTCAGAAAATGTTGGTGAAATATTACAATGTTACACAGGTTCCGTTGTAGGTAGAATATACGTTTACTCAGGAACTGCTTTTACAAATTATGATGATTTAGTTATAGCAACACTTCGTTCAAGAGGATTGGCAACATATTCTTCAGATAATGGTGCGGTATATGAGGTTCCAGATTTAAGTGGTGTTACTTTAAATTGTACAGGTGCGTATTCAGGTGTTACCAAAAACCCATATTTAACATTTGGAGTTAATGTAACAAGTAAAGATGGAGATGTATATTTCTTTGAAACTTCATTAACAAATTCAGATACAGAATATATAACTAAAGTTTTTGGAACAACTAATTTTTCAAAACCTAGAACTGTTGTCCCTCTTTTTGTTGAAGAAAAATATCAACTTCTTTTGAACTATGGTTATAGAAAAGGTTATATTAGAGGTTTAGATTGTGAATTAATTTCTCTACCTGATGCAAGACAAGGGTTCGACCCAACTTCAATCGGATGGTATTTAGAACAATATCAATCACCAACATCTCCATGGGTTGTTTCTGAACTTAGAGGTAATAAAGTTTATAACTTATTTAAGTTTACAACAATTGCCGATGGTAATGACGCAAATACCGAAGTTAAAATTTCTATAGCTAACATGTCATTTGGTAATGGAACATTCGATGTTTTAGTTAGAGATTTCTATGATTCAGACGCAAATCCAATTGTAATTGAGAAATTTACAAATTGTTCAATGGACCCAAATGATAATAGTTTTATTGCTAAAAAAATTGGTACTAAAGACGGTGAATATCAATTAAACTCTAAGTATGTTATGTTAGAAATAAATGAGGACGCTCCAATAGACGCGTTACCTTGTGGATTCTTAGGTTACAATATGAGAGAATATGCGGGAGCTCGTCCACCGTTCCCAATCTACAAAACAAAATACGATTTCCCTGGTGAAGTAATTTATGACCCTCCATTTGGTTTGGCAACAGGTGGTAATGATGCGATTACTTCTGGTGGTGATAATGTCCGTAGAACTTACTTGGGTATTTCCGACACTATAGGTATTGATGTTGATTTTTATCAATATAAAGGAAAACAAACTCCTCTTAATATTTGTACAGATACTACGGGTGATGAGTGGGCTTATAGAACTAGAGGTTTTCATATGGACGTAAACGCAAGTGCTATTACAATAGGTAATGGATTTGCAACTTCAGGTGAACCGACCTTCTATGTTGGTTCTGCATCATTCACTAGCGACCCTGATAATGAAACAAATCCATATTACAGAATATACGCTCGTAAATTCTCATTGTTATGTCAAGGTGGTTTTGACGGATGGGATATCTATAGAGAATACAGAACAAACGCCGACAGATTTGTATTA